GGTGAATTTGGCGGCGAGTCTCCGCTAGATGTGGTGTGGCCACAAGGGGGTTGTGACCGCATCATGCACAAAGTAGTGTGATTGCAGGGTGTGGCGCTACTAAATACAGTTGGCACCACCTCAGAATTTATGTGAAATTTTGGCAGTAGGGGGTTTTCCAGTACAGAGACATTTGCCACTATCGGCGCTCATTGTTGCGGTTTTTCCGCTTCAAACACAAAGGGCGCGATGCAAATCACTTTCAACATTGACTTTAAGGACGCGGCAAAGGCGCTTTCAGAATATGCGCCCAAGCAAGTGAAATTTGCTATGGCGAAAACGCTCACCGCGTTAGCGCAAGACGGCAGGGACGCCATCATTAAGCAAATGCCTGTGTCATTTGACCGGCCGACCAGCTTTACCCTCAGGGCGCCGTCGTTCGAGAAGGCAACCCCAGCTACACAAGAGTCGCGCGTCTACATCAAAGACTCGCAAGATGCCGCCGGTAAATCCATCAACGAACACTTGCGACCTGAAGCAATTGGCACCCCGGCGCGCCATCAGAAAAAAACTGAATTTCTACTCACCCGCTTGGGCTTTCTGCCTGCCGGATGGGTCACAACTCCCGGCAAGGCGATGCCGCAAGACGTAAACGGCAACATGCCGGGCTCGTACTACAAACAGATCGTCAACGTGCTGCAACTCAAGCCGGGAAGTCGCTACGCATCCGGAAAAGGGGTATCAGACCGAAGCCAGAAAAAAGCCAAGCGTTTTGGCGTCCCTGTTGAAATATTCTGCGTTGCACCTGGAAAAAACACCATGGCCAAAGGTGGCGGATGGCTGCCACCCGGCGTTTACCAACATCTGCCCGGCCGCAAATTGCGCCAGATGCTCAAGTTTGTGCGCAAGGCCAGCTATGCAAAGCTGCTGGATGTTGAAAAGATCGTCACCGAAGTCGTCACTACCAACGCCGAAAAACGCTGGGCCGAATCGGTTGACTTTGCCTTGCTCACCGCCAAACCATGAGCCTGGCCGAGCCCTGCACCCAACAGCAATTTGGCGTCCTCGTTGGCATCAGCCAACAGGCCGTCAGCGACCACCTGGCCAGCGGCGAAATGCAGCCCGGCCAGACGGCGGGTGAATGGCTGCTCGACTACTGCGAACACCTGCGCGAACAAGCCGCCGGGCGCGGCGCCGACGGCGAACTGGCGCGCCAGCGCACCATCGCCACGCAAATCAGCCGCGAGCGCAATGAAATCCAACTTGCCAAAGACCGCCGCGAATACGCGCCCGTCAACCTGCTTGAGCAAATCATCGCTCACGTCAGCAGCCAGATTCGCGACCCGCTGCAAGCCATTCCTGCGCAGCTAAAAATGCGATGCCCGCACCTGAGCGCCGAAGACCTCAAGATTGTCGAAACCATCGTCTTCGAGACCCTGAAACTTGCCGCCGGCATGAGCCTGGCCAGCCTGACGGCGATGGATGAGGAAGACGGGGAGGGTGGGGCGTGAGCCAAAACCCGCCGCCACTTTCGCAAATCTGGCCCCACCTCCCGCCAGAACTACGCGAGAGCCTGCGCGAGTCGGTGGCCCGTGGCCTGGAAGCGCTCAAGGTGCCCGAACCCCTGAGTCTGAGCCAGTGGGCTGCCAAGCACTTCTACCTGTCCGCCGAATCGAGCCAGAAAACGCAAAAGTGGCGTGCCTACGGCTACCAGATCGGCATCATGGATTGCATGTCGAACGACGACATTGAAGAACTCGACTTCCAGAAGTCGGCGCGGCTGGGCTACACCAAGTGCCTGCTGGCCATGATGGGCTACACCGCGCAGCACAAGCGGCGCAATCAGGCCGTGTGGCAACCCACTGACGACGACTCTGACGACTTTTGTAAAACCGAAGTCGAACCCATGCTGCGCGACGTGCGCGCCATGCGTGAAGTCTTCCCGGCGGCTATTGCCAAGAGCAAAAGCAACACCCTGCAACAAAAGAAGTTTTTGGGCAGTGTGCTCAAACTTCGGGGCGGCAAGGCAGCGGGCAACTTCCGGCGCCTGACCATCGCCGTAGCCATCCTCGACGAGCTGGACGGATTTGATTGGGAAATCGAAAAGGCCGGCGACCCCTGGACACTCGCCCACAAGCGCCTTGAGGGCGCCACATTCCCCAAACTGATCTGCGGCACTACACCGCGCATCAAGGGCCTGAGCCATATCGAAAACCGCATGGCCGCCGCCGTGGTCCGCATGAGCTACCAGGCGCCGTGCCCGCACTGCGGTATAGAACACCCATTGGACTGGGGTGGCAAGAACAAAAACCACGGATTCAAATGGGACGCCGAAGACCCCGCCAACACCGTGCGCCACGTCTGCCCGCACTGTCTGCAAGGCTACACCCAAGCGCAATACCTGCGCGTATGCGACGCGGGCGCCTGGGTCAGCGACTGCGGCAACTGGCGCCTCACGCACGACGCATCAGACCCGCTAAAGCCGACATCACAATGGACAACCGGCGACGGTACACCCTGCATTGCACCGCGCCATGTGGGCCTGCACGGTTGGACGGCCATCAGCCCGCAAGTTACCTGGGCGGCCATGGTGCGCGAGTTTCTTGATGCCAAAACCGCCAACAAAAACGGCATGCGCGGACCGCTCAAGGCTTTTGTCAACGAAACCCTTGGAGAGACCTGGGAAGACGAAGTAGAAAAAGCGGAAGCCCATGTGCTGCAGCGCCGCGCCGAAGCCTACCGCGCCACCGTGCCAGCAGGAGTGCTCAAGATTTGCGCTGGCGTTGACGTTCAAGACAACCGTTTCGAGGTCATCATTTGGGGGTTTGGCCGGGGCGAGGAAATGTGGACCGGCCCCTACATTGTCATCGACGCCAACCCGGCTGACGAGCGCGACTGGCACAAACTCTGGCAGGTGCTGCAAACCCCGCTGCAACACGAAAACGGACCGCTCATATCCATTGCCGGCGCTGGCGTTGACACTGGAGGCCACTTCACACACCAAGCATACAGCTTTGTGCACTCCTATGCGCAGCGCTCCAGCATGCGCCTGATTGCGCTACGCGGCTCCAACAAACAGAGCAGTCCGATCAAAGGCAAAGGCACCTACCAAGACATCAACCACGCCGGGCGCATCGTCAAGCGCGGTGTCAAGCTATGGGAAGTCGGCACCGACACTGCCAAAGACCTATTTTTTGGCCGTCTCAAAGTCACCCAACCCGGCCCCGGCTACGTGCATTTCAACAAAGACCTTCCTGTGGAGTTTTACAAAGGCATCACCGCCGAGGTTCGCGTACTGGCCCGCACTGCACTAGGTGACCAATACCGCTGGGTCAACCCAAAAAAGCAGCGCAATGAAGCGCTTGACGGCACTGTTTACGCCATCTTCATGAGCCACGTTCTGGATTTGCACCGCTATGACGAACGCCAGTGGCGTGCTCTTGAGCAGCAGCTTGAGCCCAACTTGTTTGAGCGTGCTGCCCTCAATAACCCGCCAACCGGTGTGCCCGTCGGTGCAAACCAGGCGCAGCAACCCACACCCGCGCCAACACAAGCCATCAACACCCAGCCTAAACCCGCACCACCCACAACCGCACCCCGGCGCGCCGTTGCCCCCTTTGCACCCAGCCCATTTGCGCCAGATGGCTGGAGCAGCCGACTATGAAACCCACCCGCAAGCCACCAGAAAGCACCGCCATGCCTACACCCAACCCCGCCCAAGAAGAAAGCAGCGCCCTGTTTTTGCAGCGCGAAATGCACGACATCATCAAAAGCGACCCCGCCCTATTTGAAGGCGTTACCGCCCTGATCGCCGACGCCCTGGTGCGCGGCTGGCGCAAACGGTGCGGCACCCAAAGAATTTACATCCCGGCACCCCCGCGCAACGAAACCCGCGACACCCAAATCAAGCGCGAATTCAATGGCCGTAACCACGAGGAAATTTGCCGAAAATTTAGTATTGGCCGCACCCGGCTTTATGAAATTGTGGGCAAACGCAGCGGCTAATAATCCGGCATTTTTGCTTAAAGACCGGACAGCCTAACCGCTATGGTCAGCGTCCATGACCACCTTATCCGAAGCCCAAGCCAAACTCGCCGAATACCAGGCCGCCGAAACCCGCATTCTTGAGGCCCAAGAAATCCGCTTTGGCGGTGCTGGCATTGACCGCCTTGAGCGCCAGACAGAGCTTGCCCTGGTGCAAAAAGGCATTGCCACCTGGCAGCGCGCCGTAGACCGGCTTACCGCTACCGCCGCCGGGCAACCAACATTTGGCGGCCTTACCTTTACCAGCGCACGTTTTAACTAAATCCACCGGGGCGGCCATGAAACCACAGCAAAACATCGTTGACCGACTGGTTGGCTTCATTAACCCGGCCGCTGGCCTGCAGCGCATTGTGGCGCGCCACACCCTTAACAAAATCAGCGCCCGTGCGCACGAGGCCAGCACCCCAAACCGCAGCCGCAAGTTCTACAGCAACCAGCTCAGCCCGAACCACATCGTTTTACAGGGCGCCTATGCCCTGATGGCGCAAGCCCGCCACATGGAGCGCAACAACGACATTGCGCGCGGCATTTTGCGCACCATGACCAACAACATTGTTGGCTCCAACGGCATTGGCATAGAGCCACAACCACGGCGCATGGACGGCAGCATCCATGAAGAATATGCCGCAGCCCTGCGCGCTGCACACCGCACCTGGCGTGCCGCACCTGAAGTCACCGGCCTGCACACCGACGCATCCATGCAGCGCATCGTTTGCCGCACCTGGCTGCGCGACGGAGAATGCTTTGCGCAAGAACTCATAGGCACAATCCCCGGACTGACCCACGCCAGCGCCGTACCCTACAGTCTTGAAATGTTCGAGTCTGAGCTAGTCCCGTTAACCTACGACCAGGGCGACCGCATCCGCCAGGGTATCGAGCGCAACGCCTGGGGCAAGCCAACCGCCTACTACAGCTACAAAGGCAACCCCCTCGAAGGCACCACACCCGCCATGATGGGTAACACAGACCTCAAACGCATCCCCGCAGAAAAGGTCATCCACGTTGCCCTGCGCGACCGCATAGGCCAAATGCGCGGCATCACAGAATTTGCCACCACCATTGCCCGCCTTGAAGACATCAAAGACTATGAAGACAGTGAACGCATAGCCGCCAAAGTGGCCGCAGCGCTTACCGCATTCGTCAAAAAAACCAACCCCGAAGGCTACGACCCCAACGCCACCGGCACCACAGACGAAAACGGCAACGTAATCGCCCGAGACCTGCGCATGACCCCCGGCATGATCATCGACGGCCTGGCCGTGGGCGAAGAAATTGGCCTCATCAACAGCACCCGTCCCAACCCCAATGTTGTCACCTTTCGCCAGGGCCAATTGCGCGCCGTGGCCGCTGGTGTGGGCGCCAGTTACAGCTCAATCGCACGCGACTACAACGGCACCTACAGTGCGCAGCGCCAGGAGCTTGTTGAACAATGGATCAACTACGCCGCCCTCACTGACGCATTTACCGGCTTGTTTGTGCAGCCCTGTTGGAACGGCTTTGTACAAGCTGCCCAACTCAGCGGCGCCGTGCGCACCCCCAAAGACGTTAAGCCTGGAACGGAAAACGACGCCCTGTTCATTGCCCAAGCCATGCCCTGGATCGATCCGCTCAAAGAAGCCGACGCACTGGTCGCCCTCACCAAAGCTGGCTTTGCATCCGAGGTAGAAGCCATCCGCCGGCGCGGCTCCAACCCGCGCGACGTGCTTGAGCAAATCACCCAGTGGCGCAAAGAAGTCAAGACAGCCGGGCTGGTGTTGTCAAGCGACTTTGCCAACGACAAAAACATCGTTGCATCACCCGCCGCAACAAACGCCAACAACACACCGCCTGTTGACCCCAACGCTGCTTAAAAATAGTCCGGCATATTTGCTTAAAGACCGGACACCCCGCGCCGCATCATGCGGCCCATGACTCAAGCCACCACCCCCAGCACCAACGCTGCACAGCCCTGGTACAGCATCCGGCAAAAAACCCCAACGGCTGGCGCCATCAGCGCCGCTCACATTGCCGGCCAACAGGTAGCCGCCGACGCAGAAATATTTATCTATGGCGACATCGGTGAAAGCTGGTGGGCAGAGACCGTTACCGCCGCCCAATTCGTCAAAGACATTGCCGCCGTAACCGCCCAAAACATCACCATCCGCATCAACTCCATGGGTGGCTCGGTTCCTGATGGTGTTGCCATCTACAACGCCATCAAGCGCCATGCAGCACAAGTCACCACCGTGGTCGACGGCGTAGCCATGAGCATTGCCAGCCTCATTGCCATGGCTGGCGACACCGTAGAAATGGCAGAAAACGCCGTACTCATGGTGCACGCCCCCTGGACCGGATGTGCCGGCAACAGCAACGCCATGCGCGAAACCGCCGCCATGCTAGACCAATTTGCCAGCGCCATGGCCACCAGCTACGCCGCCAAAACAGGCAAACCGCTGGCTGAAATGCTGGCCCTGCTCACCGACGGCGTAGACCACTACTACACCGCCGCCGAGGCCCAAGACATCGGCTTTTGCGACACCGTAACCAGCGCGCTACCCATTGCGGCCAGCGCATCACTGCGCGCAGCCGCACAAGAGCGCTTTAGCCGCACCAGTCCCCGCCAAACGCCTGCCGCCGCGCTGCAAGCACAAGGCTCCCCCGTGGCATCCGCCACATTCACCCAGAAGGAAAGCACCATGACCGAAAAAGTCACCCCCACGGCGGCAGAAGTTCAAGCCGCCACCGACGCCGCTGTGCAGTCCGCACTGGTGGCTGACGGCCAACGCCGCGAAGCCATCTTTGCCAGCTACAGCAAGTTTGCAGACCGCGACGGCGTAGCCGCACTGCGCTCCACCTGCCAGGCAGATACAGCCTGCACCGTAGAAGCCGCTGGCCTCAAGCTGCTCGCTCACCTGGGCAAAGACAGCGCCCCCATTGCGGGCCACATCATTGTCAACACCGTCAAAGATGAAACCGACAAACACCGCGACGCCATGGTCAACGCCCTGCTGGCCCGCGCCAACGTTGCCGTTGACAAAACCGGCCCGGTTCGCGCCGACAGCGCCAACCCCTACCGTGGCCGCAAGCTGCTCAACATTGCAGAAATGTGCCTCATCCGTGCCGGCGTAGCCACCAGCGGCATGGACCAACGCGCCATCGTAGCCAGCGCCCTGACCCAAGGCACCGGAGACTTCCCCATCCTGCTTGAAAACCTCTTGCACAAAACCCTGCTGGGCGCTTATGCCCTGCAAGCCGACACCTGGACCAGTTTCTGTGCCCGTGGCTCCGTTAGCGACTTCCGCGCCCACGCCCGCTACCGCATTGGCTCACTGTCCAACCTCGACGCCAAAAACGAGCTGGGCGAATTCAAGCGCAAAGCCATTCCTGATGGTGAAAAAGCCAGCATCACCGCCACCACCAAAGGCAACATCATCACCATCAGCCGTGAAGCCATCATTAACGACGACATGGGCGCCTTCACCGGCCTGGCATCCAACCTGGGCCGCGCTGCCAAACGCACCATTGAGGCCGACGTTTACGCCAGCCTGGCGCTCAACTCCGGCATGGGGCCAACCCTGGCAGACGGCGTAACACTGTTCCACGCCAACCACGCCAACGTCAGCACCGGCGCGCCAACTGTGGTCAGCTTTGATGCTGCCCGCGTTGTCATGTCGGCACAAAAAGACGTTGGCTCCAACGACTATCTGGGCCTCACGCCCGGCGTCTTCCTTGGACCCGAAAGCCTGGTTGGCACCGCCCGCGTCATTGTGCGCAGCGAGTACGACCCAGACGCCAACAGCAAACTCCAGCGCGCCAACATGGTTGCTGGGCTGGTGTCCAACATCGTCGGCAGCCCGCGCCTGCCAGCCACCGTCTGGTACCTGTTTGCTGACCCAGCTCAGGCCCCGGTGCTTGAGGTTGCTTTCCTCGACGGCATCGATACCCCCTACATCGAACTCGAAAACGGCTTTGACCAAGACGGTGCCAGTTGGAAAGTTCGCATGGACTACGGCGTTGCCGGGGTTGACTATCGCGGTGCAGTTCGCAGCACTGGCGCATAAATCCAACCATTCAGAAAACCGAAACATCCATTCATTTGTATCAAGGAAACATGATGAAAACCTCACGCATCCTCACTGTTCTGGCGGCAGTAGTCCTCGCCACAGTCTGCGCCGTTGCCCAAGCCCATGGCTTCAACCTTGCAAGCATCGCCTCTCCAGATGTTGGCTTGGGTCTGTCAATGCTCGGAGCCGCCGGCATGATCACCTACAAGCAAGAGGGCGAAGTCCTCACCCTCACCCCGGCGGCCGCCGTTGCCGCTGGCATCGGCTACCTGTTCGGCTCCGGCCTGTTCGGCGTTGCACTCAACCCCGTTGTCATCAGCACGCCGGGTGAATTTGTGACCGAGGGAGTTGTCACCATCGGCAAAACCAGCGCCCTGGCCATTGCCGTCGGAGACCGCCTGTTCTGGGACGCCACCAACAAAGTCGTCAACAAAACCACCACAGCGCAACAGTGTGTTGGCATTGCAGTAGAAGCCGCTGCAAACCCCAGCTCCACCGTCACCATGAAGCTCGGGCAATACCTGCCGGTGGCAACCTAAGCAAGCCAGCAGCGCCATAACCGAAGCCCGCCATGTCAACACTTACCCTGCAGGCCCGTGTCAACGCCGTAGTCCTCAAAAGACTCGGCGAAGACATCCTGCTTGATAACTACCTGACAGTGCGGGCCGACTTTGTGGCCCCCTACGCCCAACCCGTCATGGACGGCGTAAGCGCAGAGGCCCTGGCCCCCCAGTTGGTGCTATCCAGTGCAGACGTTCCCGCCGCAGTGCGCGGCATGGCCGTTGTGGCCAGAGAACAAAAATACACCGTAGTCAACCACAAGCCAGATGGCTATGGCCTGTCTACCCTGTACCTGGAGCAGGCGCCATGAGCAGCACCTACCATCTGCAGGTTTACGACGCCTTTGTTGCCGCCATCAGTGCCCTGCCGGCGCTGGCATCGGGCAACATCAAAACCATGCGCAACAGCAACCGCGCCATGGCCGCAGACGTTACCAGCCAAATCCGCGTCACCATAGACCAAAGCCTTCCAACCCAAATTGTGGGCGGCACCGCGCCAGCAGACTGGCAAACCACCCTGCGCGTTGACTGCCTGGCCCGCGACGTGGTCGACTACACCACCACCAAAGCCCTGGACACCGCCACCGCACTTGCCGCCAGCGTGCAAAAAAGAGTGCTTGAGTCTGCCAGCTTGCAAGAGCTGATTATTGAAATAAACCCGGCCCCCATGCAATGGACCGAAGACGAAGCCGACACCGGCCTCATGGTTTGCCGCTGCCTCTTCACCCTGGTCCACCGTACCCCCTACACCAACCTGATTGTGTAACCCATGGACACCCAACTCGCACCAACCTTGCCCGCAGACGCCAGCGCAGCCAACCCCTATTTTGGTATGGGTGGCAGCTACAGCTATGACTCTGCCACCGGGCAGACCACCTTGTTAGAACGCGCCGGCCTCACAGCCCCCGAGGCCGTTGCCGACACGGCCCCAACCAACACCATCCAGGAGTAAACCATGGCAACTCGCCGCATGAAAAATACCACCATCCTTGCCAAAATTGGCGTCACCTACGGCACCGACACGGTACCCACAGGCGCCGCTAACTCTATTTTGGTCAGTGATGTGTCGTTCACACCCCTGGAAGCCTCCAATGTGGACCGCAATAACGTCCGCGCCTACATGGGCGCCAGCGAGAACCTGGTGGGCACCGCCTCCAAGTCGATCAGCTTCTCCGTTGAAATGGTGGGCTCTGGCACTGCCGGTGTGGCGCCAAGTTGGGGCCTGCTGCTGCGCGCCTGCGGCTTTGCCGAAACCCTGACCGCCGTCACTCGAGTTGACTACATCCCGATCAGCGCCTCGTTTGAGTGGGTCGACATGTATGTTTTCTTTGATGGCGTCTTGCACAAAATGCTGGGTTGCCGGGGTACCGCTACGCTGGACTTCAGCGCCGGTTCTGTGCCTAAAATCAAATTCTCTTTCAAGGGTATCGATGCCGGCATTGCCGCCACCGCCCCGACCGGCGTGGACTACACCACCTGGCAAACTCCGCAAGTAGTCAACGATGCCAACACCGCCGACCTGGTGCTGGGTTGCACCCACACACTGGTAGTGGCCCCAGCGCTCACCGCTGGTACGGCATATCCGTACAACAAACTATCGCTTGATCTGGGTATTGATGCCCCATTTATTCCGCTAATCGGGCAGGAGTCGGTTGAAATTATGGACCGCAAGGTCACGGGCGATCTGGAGATGGACCTAACTGCCGCGCAAGACGTAACCTTTATGGGCACTGTCAAGGCAAATACCCTGACCAGCATCGGCTTGGTGCACGGCACGGTATCAACCAAAAAGACGCTCATCTTTGCCCCGGCCGTGCAGTTGACCACACCCAGCTATGGCGACCTGAGCGGCAAGCTCATGAACAACTACAAACTGGTATTGCCACCTACAGGAGCCGGAAACAACGAGCTGCGCATCGTCACCAGCTTCTAACCTCTCCCGCAAATATCGGCCGGTGCTGCAACCCACAGTACCGGCCCACCCCTCCCACAGAAACCAATCTGCACAAACCATCATGATTATCAACACCGCCTCCCCCAAGTATTTTGCGCCGGTAACCCTAAAAATTCTCAGCGAAGACGGAGCCTTGCAAGAGCTTACCTTTGATGCCCAATTCAAGCGCAGCAAACAAAGCGAAGTCACCGCGTTCTTTGAAAACCGGGCCGGTGTAGTCGTCAACCACAAAGAAACCGTTGACAACTTCATGACCGGCTGGCGCGGCGTCACTGATCCCGGCGGTTCCCTGGTGCCTTTTACACCTGAGGCATTGGACAGTTTGTGTGAAGAGTACCCCGGTATGCACGGTGCCATTGCCGCCGCCTATTACGCCTCCATCACACCCAGCGTTGCGGCCCACCTCGCAGCAAAAAACTAGCGTCGGTTGCCCGGCACTGGGCCACAGGTGGCCGCGCAACCGTAGATGAATCAGCCCTGGACGGACTACGCGCAAGCGGGGCACCAGCGCAAGTATTGGAGCAAAAACGTGCAGAACTACAACGCAGCATTGAAGACAACACGGTCGAAATCTGGCCCGAGCACCGGCGTTGCTGCGAACTGTTTTTTGCCATGGGTACCCAGTGGAACCTTGTTACCGGAAT